GTAGAAAAAAGCGAAATAGACTTTTTAATTGAAAAGGAAACACAAATAGCACAACACTACACACAACGTTTTATTGACTACATAAGCAACAACACAAGTTTATTTCCTGAATACAACACTAATTCAACAAGTGATATGTTTCCTGACACAAACAACAATTACACTGGATGGTACATTTAAGAACATACAAACCAAAGGAAGTTAATATCGTAAAGTTAAAGACTTACCTAAATACTATAAAAAATGGGAAGTAGTTGGGGTTCTTTACCTTCAAGAACAAGTCCAAAAGGTGGACAACGTGGTTGTCTATGTAAAGACGGAAAAAGGTATTCTATAAAGTGTTGTAACGGAAGTTTAAGCGCTCAAGGAATAGGAGTAATTGACGGTGTAGTAAATCCAATAGTACCTATTTTTCCTGCTAACACTATTGCACCTGTAATAAGTGGCGCTACGTCTTTAGGTAGTGTACTTTCATCAACTACAGGAACGTGGATAGGAATACCTACACCAACTTTTGCTTACCAATGGCGAAGGGGTGTAACAAATATAACAAGCGCAACAAATTCAACATATACTTTAGTAGTTGGTGATTCAGCACAAAATATAACTTGTGTAGTAACTGCAACAAATACTTTAGGAAGCGCGTCGGCAACTTCAAATATTATAACAGCACAAACATATTCAGCACCTGCTAATACTATTGCACCTGTTATTAGTGGAACAACAACACTTGGAAGTGTACTTTCATCAACAACAGGAACTTGGACAGGTAATCCATTGCCTACTTTTTCTTATCAATGGACAAGAAACGGTTTGCCTATAATTAATGCAAATTTATCAACATACTCATTGATTTTAGCTGATTCTCTTGCTAACATTCAATGCTTAATAACTGCAACAAATGCTTTAGGTAGTGACGGCGCACCAAGTAATATAATTACAGCAGGTAATTATTCAAACATAAATAGAATAACAGAAATAAGCGAACAAAGAATAACAGAAAATAACGACAACAGAGTAACACAATAAAAAAAAATATAAAATGGCAGATATTAAAATTAGTCAATTAACCCCAAAAGGTTCAGCAATAGCAAATACTGATTTAATAGAAATTAGTGAAAGTAACGGTGTAGGTGGTTATGTAACAAAGTCGGTTACAGGTGCAAATATTTTGTCTTCAAAGCAAGACACTTTAATAAGTGGCACAAACATAAAAACGATAAATAGTAATTCGATTTTAGGTAGTGGAGATTTAGTAATAACCGGTGGCGTATCTTCAGTTTCAGCAACAACACCTGTAGTCGCAACAGGAACGACAACACCTGTTATTAGTTTAGCTTCAAATTATGGAGACACTCAAAATCCGTATGCTTCAAAGACTGCAAATAATATTTTAGCCGCACCAAATGGAAGTTCAGGAGTACCGACATTTAGAGCTATTGTAGGCGCAGATATTCCTACACTTAACCAAAACACAACAGGAACTGCAAGTAACGTTACAGGCATTGTAGCAGTAGCGAATGGTGGTACAGGAACTGCTACTCCAAGTTTAGTGGCAGGAACGAACATAAGTATTACAGGAACTTTTCCTAATCAAACAATAACCGCTTCAGGTGCAGCAGGAGCAGTTACACAAATTGTTGCAGGAACAAATGTTACAATATCACCTGCAGGTGGTACAGGAATAGTAACAATAAATTCTTCAGGCGGTGGCGGTGGTGGTACACAGATAGGGGATTTGATTGGTGGTGGTGTAGTAGCAGCAGTATTTAATCAAAGTGGAGTAAATAAAGCTCTTGTTGTAAGTTTGACTAATTTATCTACAGGTATTATTTGGACTACGGCTGCATTTCAAAATACTTCAGTACCTGGTGCTGGTGCTCAAAGTTTTTCTGACGGTCTTATAAATACTAATGCAATTATAGCACAAACAGGAGCTTCTGCAACTACAGCTTATGCAGCAGGACTTGCAAGACTTTTTGCAGGTGGTGGTTTTAGTGATTGGTATCTACCATCAGCCTGGGAGTTAAACATGTGTTATAATTCAGCGGCTATTATTAATAGAATTACAGGAGTTACGGCTTTAGGTGCAACAGGTTATTGGAGTTCTACGGAGAATGGGGCTTCTACTGCGTGGAATCTTACTTTTAGCTTTGCAACTTTTGATAACACAGCAACAAAAAACTTTGGTAGGTCAGTCCGAGCTGTCCGAATACATACAATTTAAATAAATTAAGATGAAACAATTAATAGGGTATTACAACGAGCAAGGGCAATACATTGAAGAACTTGTAGATGTTATTGAAAAAACAAACGAAGAACTAATACAAGAGAAAGAAGCACAGCTCTTAGCCTTGTATGCTGAGTTACAATCTCTTAAAGGAGAATAGATGAAAAGTAACTATTTAGCAACTGCTTATTTTATAGCGGGTTTTTTAACTTCGTTTTCTTTGATTTGTCAAGGCACAGAACCCTACATTAATTTGGCAGGAGTTACTTTGTTTTTTTACTTAACTTTCAGTTTAACAGAAGCACTCGAAGAATTATGAGACTACAACTTTATTTATTACTTTATTCAATTAAAAATTCCGCATTGAAACTTATAACTATTATTTTTTCGTTTTTTTTACCAATAGCTGGAATACTTGGACTTTTATTTGCGTTGATATTGTCGGACACGGCTACAGGAATATGGAAAGCTAAACACCTAAAACAAGAAATAACGTCACGCAAACTTTCGGCAATTATTTCTAAAATTTTACTTTATGAGTTGTGTGTAATTTTATTTTTCTTAATAGATTATTTTATATTAAACGATATAGTTTTAACCGTGTTTTCCGTGCCTTTAATGTTAACTAAAGTTTTAGCGTTAATTTTAGCAAGTATCGAAATCCAATCAATTGCAGAAAATTGGCGAATCGTCAAAGGTGTAAATTTATGGCAAAGCGCAAAGTTACTTTTTACACGTGCAATAGATATTAAGAACGACATTAATAAGTTAAAATGAATTTAAGCGCACACGTTACACTTGCAGAGTTTGAAAATTCACCTACTGCAACGACACACGGAATAAATAACAAAATGAGTGAGTCGCAAATTGCGTCCGCAAAACTTTTGTGTGAAAACGTGTTTGAACCTTTAAGAATTCACTTAAACATACCGATACAAATTAGTTCAGGTTTTCGCAGTCTACAAGTTAATAAAATGATAGGTGGTTCTAAAACTTCACAACATACAAAAGGCGAAGCAATGGACTTACAAATAGGTTCAAAAGGTTTTAATTTTATCAAAGACAAATTAGAGTTCGACCAATTAATTTGGGAGTTTGGAAACGATGAAAATCCTTCGTGGGTTCACGTTAGTTATAGTTCTAAAAATCGTAAACAAGTATTAAAAGCAACCAAAAAAAATGGGAAAACTATTTATTCTAATTATTAGCATTTTACTTTATTCGTGTTCCGCTCAATATCACTTGAACAAAGCAATAAAAAAAGGTTACGTTTGTGAAGATACTTTACAAATGGACACAATAAGAATAGCAACTATCGATAGTGTTCCTGTAATTGTAAACAACGAAATAATTTACGAAAAATTTATTACGCAAAAAGATACAATAGTTAAATGGAAAACTAAAAATGTTTACGTTCCAAAAACACGAATAGAATTAAAACGTGAATACAAAATAAAAGTAAAAACTATCTACAAAGATAAGGTAGTTGAAAAAGCACAAGCACGAGCTGAAGGCAAAAAGAATAGACCTAAAGGAAACTTAAACTTACTTTTTGTAGGTGTTGGAATAGGTTTACTACTTTCGTACTTATGGAAGTATGCAAAAAAATCATTAATCTAAATTTTTATGGCAAATAACAGCGCAAGGTTTCGACTAAAACAGGACGAAATCGAAATACTTATGCAGTATCGTGGCATAAAAGAAGCAACAGACGAAGCTGGAGTTGATGACAAAGACGTTAAACACGGTTGGTTAAAAACTAAACAAGCAAGTTTATTCTTTAAAAACCCAAACTTTAAAGCTGAAGAACTAAACGAGATACAAAGAATAAAAGACGAATGTATAAAAGAAGTAAAAAAATACGCACCAAAATATACTGATACAGCAATAAAATATGATATTGATACAGACGGACATTTACTTGTTATAGATATTGCAGACCTTCACATAGGGAAACTTGCAACAGCATTTGAAACAGGCGAAGAATATAATTCACAGATTGCCGTTAAACGTGCAAAAGAAGGAATGCAAGGCATCTTAAACAAAGCTAAAGGGTTTTATATTGACAAAGTATTATTTGTTGCAGGAAACGACATATTACACACCGACAACACAAGGCGAACTACAACAGGTGGAACACCACAAGACACGGACGGAATGTGGTATGACAATTTTTTAATGGCGAAGAATTTATATATTGAACTTTTAGAACAATTAATGAATTTCGCAGACGTTGAAGTTGTTTACAATCCTTCAAATCACGATTACACACACGGCTTTTTTTTAATGCAGTTAATAGAAGCACACTTTAGCAATTCAAGTATTCGTTTTAACGTAGATTTAAAGCATCGTAAGGCGTTTAAATACGGAAACAATCTAATCGGAACTACACACGGAGACGGAGCGAAAATCGAACACTTACCGTTATTGTTAGCAACGGAGTTTCCAATACTTTGGAGCGAAACAAAACACCGATATATTTATTCGCACCATATTCACCACAAAACAAGCAAAGATTTTATAGGAGTAACATTTGAAACGTTACGTAGTCCTTCAGGTTCAGACAGTTGGCATCAAAAAATGGGATATACAGGCGTTCCAAAAGCGGTTGAAGGCTACGTCCACCACAAAGAATTTGGACAAATTGCAAGATTAACGCATATTTTTTAGTTTGATTAAATAATTTATAGTATATTTGTCATTCATAGTTGAAAAAAAGAAAACAGTTGTAAGCTCCCCAGCACGCAGCTGTTTTTTTTTGTCAAGTATTTTGCACCATAAACTTGACTTTTTAAGGTTATAACACTAATAAAATTAAAATTTTAAGGGTTTTACCTTTATTTCTTATTTATAATGAATATAAATTACACTTTTTTCTATTCAAAAAACGTAATAAACATAAGGGTTTTAAAAAATAATTAAAAATAAATTAAAAATAATTGTTAAAAAGTATTGTAGTTATTAAAATAGTACTTATATTTGCATATAATTATTAACGAAACAATTTAAACACTATGAAAACAATTGAAAAAATAAGTTTAGACAAAATACAAAGAACCTATACAATGGGTTTTAACTACACGTCAACAATTAGCGAATTTTCAAGAATAGTTTATTTTACTGATGGCGCTAAAATATCCGTAATGGCTTTATTAAGCGAAATAGGTAATAATGGTTTGGATTCTTGGAATAATGTAGAAAAAATGAAACGCTCAAATTCAAACAAAAATATACAAAAATATTTATCTCAATTTTTAAACCAATCAAATATTATTTAATTAAAACAAGGGGTGCGACTTGGTAACGCACATTAATTTAAAAACTATGAAAACAGAATTTAACAAAGTAATTGACTTCTTGGAAACACAACAACAAGAAGACAAGCAAAACACGAACCAACTGCATTTAATTATTCAAACCTTAGCAACATTTTTAGACGATGAACAATTGCAGGAAGTAGAAAATTTATTTAACCAATTTAAAAAATAAGACTATGAAAAATTTAATTGATTACTTTACACCTGTAGCCGAAGAACACAAATCGTTTTTAAGGCACTTTTTAAGCACTCTAACGGCTTTTATTGTTTTGGGTGGTATGTTTTATTGTTTAATGTATTTAAAAGCGTTGTAAGATGGAAAATAGAAATTTAGAATTTTGGAATAAAGGTTGGGAATTAACCTACGAATTTACAGGTTGGACTTATTCCATAGCAGGAACTTGGGAATTTAACGATTGGGACGAAGTTTCGGAATATGCGTTTATTGAATTAGACGTTGAAATTTCGCAGAAGTGGGAAACAGAAACAGACGATAATTTACAACCGCACGTTTTAGGGGTTCGTATTTTAGAAGATGTCCGGTTAGAAATGCAGGAAGCAATAAACAGCGATTTAGCACACTACAACTTTTGGGAATGGAAAACAAGCAATGACGATAGTAACTACACTTTTTATTACGAGTTATGACAAGCGGAACGATATACGAGCAAATGGATTGGTGGCAGAGACAATGGCGCGGTTCATTTGATTTAGGGTTATACCTTGAGATTTGCAGAATTAAAAAAAACGAACAAATAAAATATAAAGAAATGAAACGATTTAAGGTAACATTTAAAACTTGGGCGTATGTTGGCGCACCTGTTAAGTTAGAAACACGAATAGTTGAAGCTTACGACTTCCAGCACGTTAAAAACTTAATACAAAAAAATGATGACATTATAATTGAAATTAAACAAATAGAAAAATGAACCAAAATAAAATGTACAGGTGTATAAGACTTATGCAACACCTTGAAGAAAAACCAAGAAATATAAATACAATAGCAAAATATTTAAATGTAAGTTCAAGAACAGTTTACCGGTATCTTAAACTTTATGAAGCACTTGGATATGAAGTAAAAAAAGATATGTTTAATAAAGTAAAAATAGAAAAAATATGACAGCACTACAGCAAGTATTTAGCGATTTAGAAGAATTGCATCCAAATTTATTTAATGTTTACACAACAGAAGGTAAAGAATTTATTAACCACTTTCACAAGTATTTAGAACTGGAAAAGCAACAAATAATTGAAGCACACGGAAACAAGCAAAAAACAAAAAGCAACCCCGACTCAATTGTTACTTACGGTTATACCTTTACAGGTGAAGAATATTATAATAAAACCTATAAAAACACGAAACAATGATAGAACTAATAAAAGAAATAATCGAACAAGACGGACTTGCACAAAAAAACCGAAAACGTGAAATAGTACACCGAAGAATTTATTTGTTTAGGAAGCTGCGAGAAGACGGACACACACTAAAAGGAATTGGAAGCCTGTTCAATATGAACCACGCAACAATATTACACGGTTTAAAAACTTACCAAGATTTAAGCGATGTAAATGACAAGTTATTTTTACACGACATCGAGTATTATAAATTGCTTTTGAGTTTAGAACGTCCAGAACTTGACTTGCGTAAAGAAATAAAAGAAGCAAGGAACTTAAAAGACTTACGTAAAATTCAGTTAAGAATAAAAAATAAATTTTATTAATCGTGTTTATGTCAAATTAATTATTAAATTTGCGATATGGTTCGGTCTCACGTAATAGAACAAAAAAAATTATTAACCCTTGTTAATGAAGCAGAAGTGAGACCCTGCGGATTCAACAGGGGTTTTTCATTTAAAAAAAATTTAAAGTATGAAAGGTTGGATTAAAATACACAGGTGCTTATTAGAAAACCCTATTTACAATTGTGAGCCATTTGATAGGACACACGCTTGGATTGATTTATTATTATTAGCAAATCATAAAGAAGGATATTTTTATAAACGTGGTATTCGAGTTGATGTAAAAGAAGGACAAGTTGGTTACGATATTGATAGTTTAGGTAAGCGATGGAAATGGTCAAGGGGCAAAGTTGAAAGGTTTTTAAATTCGTTAGAAAATGATAAAAATATAGTAAGGCAAAAAAACAATGTAACTACTTTAATATCAATAGTTAAGTACAAAGAGTACCAAGCAAACGATAACGCAAACGAACACCAAACGATAAAGCAAACGAACACTAACAAGAATGTTAAGAATGAAAAGAATGAAAGAAGTATATTTATAGAACCTACTTTTAATGAAATACTTGAATATTGTACACAACGAAAAAACGGAGTTGATGTAAACAAATTTTTAAATTTTTATTCTTCTAAAGGTTGGATGGTTGGTAAAAATAAAATGATAGATTGGAAGGCTTGTGTAAGGACTTGGGAAAAACCAATAGAAATACAAGAAGTTAACGAACCTAAAAAATGGAAAGCACCGTGGAGTTAAATGGATATAAAATAACCGAAGCTGGAGACGTAATTACTCAACTATTTAAATATAGAGACAATTACAATAATAAAGGCAAATATTTAGGATTTAAAAGTTTACACGAACATTATTCTATGAGTTTAGGAAATTGTACAGATTGGACAGGTTTTCCTATGAGCGGTAAAACGCAAGTATTAATGGAATGTTTAATGAACACTTCTAAATTTTATGGTTGGAAGCATTTAGTTTACTTTCCGGATGTTGGTTCTAATGTAGAAATAATTGCTGATTTAATACATAAGAAAACAGGCAAGAGTTTTAATCCTTTAGATAGGAACACGATTGAAGACAAAGAAATAACACAAGCTATTGATTGGGTATTAGAACATTTTAAGGTATTAACTAAAAAAGATGTTAAGGCAAAACTAACGCCAATTCAATTTTGGGATATGGCTGTTGAACTAAAAAAACACGATGAACTACACACAGCTTCAATTGATAGTTGGAAAGACTTAAACCACCCATATAACGATTATGGTGGCTATGCACAATATTTAGAATATGTTTTGCCTTACAGAAATCAAATTGCAGAAGACAACGATTTACATTTGCACACGATTATACATCCAAAACTAACTGAAAAAGAAAACGGAAAAAGAAACGCTCCTGTTCCTTACGATTTAAAAGGTGGTAGCGAATGGTTCAATAGTGGTAAATGTATGATTACAGTACACAGGCAAGACCCAACTTTTAATTTAGCTGAATTACACTTTAATAAAATTAAACCACGTTCAAACGGAAATATTGGAATGATTGAAATTTGGTTTGATAAAGAAAAATTGTGTTACTTTGAACAATCAAACCCAGCGCCTAATGTATATGAAAAAACTTTTGCTTGTAAACAAACAATTTAAAAACTAAAAAAATGGAACTTGAATTATTAAGTAGCAGAATAAACTTAAACCACACTTGTTTAAAATTACAAGTTAGCATTGAAGACATAAAAACGAAACATCCAAAAAGAACCGATTTAATAAGTTCAATGGAGCAAAGTTTACACGAAATAAAAAAAGCAATGTTAGTTTACCACACTTTAGAAAAAGAATTTAGAGCGACAAGACAAATTAACTTTGACCTTCAGCGTATAAATTTAGAGCAGATGCAGGAAATACAAAATTTTAAAA